CTACATATGTTCTAAAAGGGGAAAACGTTCCAGATATAATTATCAAGGGTATCGCATCTAATGCAGGGTATGCATATTTATATGCTAAAGATGTTCTAAAATGGGAAAACGTTCCAGATATAATTATCAAGGGTATCGCATCTAATGCAGAGTATGCATATAAATATGCTACATTTGTTCTAAAAGGGGAAAACGTTCCAGATATAATTATCAAGGGTATCGCATCTAATGCAGGGTATGCATATTTATATGCTACATATGTTCTAAAATGGGAAAACGTTCCTTCTATAATCATAAAAACATTACAAGATAATGGTCAGAATATCCCCTCAAATACAACAATCAAAGAAAACACCAATCGTATTAGAGCTTCTATATCAAATCCCCAAATAATGGAAAGAATGTCCCAAAGACAAATACTAGAAAATTTACGTGATTGGTTTGCTCCTCATGTAGATAAGGAAGGTAAAAAATTTAAAGGTTGGATCAATTGTAAAACGGGAGGTCCATGTGGTAGGAAGGATACCTCAAAAGGTTCTTATCCCGCATGTAGAGCTACAAAGGCAGACTGTAAAAAAATAAAAGGTAAGATGTATAAAAAGAAAAGTTCCAAAAGAGTTAATTGGAAAAAAAAGAATAAATAATAATATGGCACAATATAATAATAAAGATCAACGCAATTTGGAAGAACTTCTTGAGGAAGGATGGATGGATCGTCTCAAGGCACGGGGAGCCGAAGCTTTGGGTTCTGTCAAAGGTCTGGGTCAACAAGTCAAAGGTGGCTTTCAACAGGCTGCTGGTTCTGCTCTGAGCAAAGCTGGTAGTGCGGGAGCCAAGGCATTTGGGGGATCGGAAGATAACACTTTATCCAATAAAGGACGGGAATTTTCCCAACAAGGTAAACAAGCATCTGGGGAAGGTAGTGTCTCTGGTCACAACGCCAAAGTTAAATATCTTCAACAGAATATTGACAAACGAATTCAATCTTTTGTGGATGATATCAAGAATGATATTAAAAAGCTTGGTCTGGACATTGGTAATATTGAAATCATATCTGGTATCAACGATGCACTTGGACAACTCAAGAAAAGCGTGAGCGGTGCAACACCTCCTCCTTTACCACAACAATCTAAGGCTACTCCACCCCCATTGCCCAAACAACAAGCACCTGAACCGGATGAGGATGAACCGGAAAATCCTGTGGAATATTCCTATAAAAAAGCTACCAGTAAGAAGTCCAGACCACAACCAACAGCTAATCCCCGTAAAGGTAAAGTGAGAAAAGACCCCTTTGCGAAATATGCTGCTCCTGAACAGGAAGAGGATTTGGACAAAATGTTCTGGGATAATTGATTTGACTTCGTGATAATCTATGGTGAATATGATTATTATGAATACAAACTAAGAACGTCAAAGGTGACTCACGCGAACCCTGATGCTTGATTCATCACACGCTTTCCAAAGCGTTGATGTCCACCGTCTTGTTAGGCTTCTTCCATTTGGCGAACTTTCTTGAGGGCTGCTTTGAATCTATCTTCATCAAAATCTTCGGTCATAATTGCAGCATCACTTACTGATTCAACCAAATCGGCGGTAGCTAGTGCTAATTCTTTAATATTCTTTTCGGTATCCTTAATCTCATATAATGTCACTTTCAATTCTTTCATGTTGAAAGCCTTGACTCTATCAATGAACGCGATAAGTAATCCCGTGAAGATAGAAAGCGATATTAAAATAATGAAAGAACACTCTGATATTGATTGGTCTTTCAAGAGTTTTGTCGATCCCAATATTCCACTCAAAGCAAAGATAGTTGCGATAATGGCTTTCATTAGCTTGCCGTTCGTGTTTGGTGGCATGGTGTTGATGTTTGGAGTGATGATGCTGACATTACCCTTCGTATTGGTAAAGGATTTGATTTTTAGCCTAACCAATAGCACACATACGCTCAAAAAAGAGCCGTAATTCATCTGAAACGCAGAGAGCGTTATGTGATGCGCCGTGTTCTAAACAAACAATTCCTCAAGCTGCAACAAGCAAGCAATGGCACAAATCTCCCTGTCCGTCACGGACATCATCTTAAACAGGCTCTCCGCAATGATAAGGATAGCCTGTTTTTTCATGGTATCATCAATGGAGAGATCGTAGAAATAATTCAAAAGGTCTTTCAACAGTGATTCGTGATCGGAATCGAATAATTCCTCGTTCTCAATCAAGAATTTACGTGTTTTCAAAGTATCTCCCGATTGGAGATTGGTGTAAATCAAATCCATCACCTGATTGGTGTCTTTTTTCGTCTCAATGGAGAGAATGCCGGATTTGGAATATTTTTCCAACTCATTGATACATTTCCTGATATCGGGATAATGGCTTTTGATCAGGGCAACCAAAGGTTTCTTCTGATCATTGGGAATCTCAATATTTTCTTTTTTCAGAATCTCCAGACACCTACGGGTGACATCTTTTAGGGATGTGTGGAGCGTGAGACTCTGACAACGGGATTGTAGGGCAGGAATGATACGATGTTTGTAATTGCCCGTGAGAATGAAACGTGTGGTGGATGAATAGGATTCCATGACATTCCTTAAAATTGCCATAGATTGTTTTCCTAAAAAATCTGCCTCATCAAGTATGACAATCTTTAATCCCCCATCAAAGCTCATGGTTTGGGAAAATCCAATCACCTTATCTCTGATTGTATCAACACCCGACTCATCGGACGCATTGATATAAAGATAATCACAATTTAAGATATCTTTTGCGATAATTCTAGCGAGGGTTGTTTTCCCTGTTCCCGGTGTGGATGTTAATAACAGATTTGGGACATTCTTACCAAAATTTTGAATAATTTTTCTAGTATTATCATCTACCATCAGATCATCCAAGGTCTGTGGTCTGTATTTTTCCACCCAAATTTGCTCTTCCATGATTGGAAATTATCACACATTCAAGACAAATCAAGCCCGATTGAGTGATTTGAGCGTTCATCGATAGTTCTAACAAGATTAGCACAATCCAATAAACTAGAAAATGTGCCAACGTCGAACCAAAATCCATCCAATTTCTCAACTCCAACACCTTCTTTTTCATTCATCAAACGAATCAGGTCAACGATTTCCAGTTCTCCCCTAGCAGATGGTTTGACTTTCTTAGCAATTTCCACCACTTCATTGGAAAACACATAAAGACCAATCACAGCATCTTCAGAAATAAATTCTTTCGGTTTTTCCACAATCCGAATAATATTATCGTTTTCATCCGTTTCAACTACCCCATAGGCAGACGGGTCTTTTACCTTGTAGGTGTAAATAGTGTTTGGTTGGGGATGAATGGGGGAATTACCGATGATAACATTATCCCCAAGAATGAGGCATATTTCATCTGCCTCCTTGATAAATTCCTCCCCAACAATGAAAGCATCCACCAATCCCTTTGGGGAATCTTGAATAGCGTAAGAAAGATTCAGTCCGAATTTACTTCCATCTCCAAGCAGAATCTTAAATTGTTTCTGTTGATCCTCATCGGCATTAATAATGAGAATATCAACATATCCCATATCTTTCAGTGTTTGGAGTGGAAATGCGATGCATGGCTTGTTAAAAATTGGTAGAAGTTGCTTCGATATAACCTTGGTTACAGGATAAAGACGGGTCGCTTTCCCACCGGAAAGCACAATTCCACGTTTAATATTTGATTGCATATTTTTCTTCTATTTCTTGTTTGATTCTTTTGTCTTCCGCTTGCTTCTCAAGCATTTTATCAAAGCATTCTTTCATCACATCTTTCTCAGACCGCATCTCGTAGATTTCTTTTGATTTTGAGCCATCCAGAACGCAATTACTTCTACCAGTGGCAATGGAGAGATCAGCAAGATATACAAATTTCCAATTATCATTATGGAATCCGTATTCTCTCATGATATCACACACTTCCTGAGTAGTCAATGCTCCCGGATTCACAACATTGTAAATATCTTGTCCCCTCCATTTACCAGTTTTTTTAACCAATAGATTTTTGACAAATTCACAGAAATCGGGAATATATGTCTTGGAATTTTCAAAATTAATCAGATCGTTGTATTGTCTGATCTTATCCAGATAATTTCTTCCTGATGATTCATAATGAAAAGGCATACGAACCCTTAGAATGACATTATCCATACTTTTCGATAGATTCTCAAAAGCGTGTTTGGATTTGGAATAGAATGATGCGCGATTACAAAACAGTCCGTAATTGGGAGCATCCTCTTCGTCCCACACCTTTTCATATCCATCATAAACACAACCAGAAGAGACATGAAGATAATTTACATCCCGTAAATTACATACGATATTTACCGCTAAAGGAGATGCGGTGTTTAAATCCCAACACAATTCTTTTTTTACCTCTGCTTCATCAATATTGGGTCTTCCAGTGAATCCCGAACAGTTAATCACCGTGTCGATAGCATTATTGAGAAGAAATTTATTGAGAATATAATCTTTATGATAATCCATCTCTTCCGCTGATTTGATAATAACATTGAAATTATTTTTTAGATGATTGTGAAGATGATTACCAACGTAACCTTTTCCTAAAATTAATAAATTAAGCTTGCTCATATGTGTTTTCAATAAATTCCCGAACGTTTTCCAGATTACATGTGTCATTCTCATGTAGAAAATCCTGCATTCCTTCACACAAATCATCCGCCATCTGGGAGATTTCCTCATCATCCACGGTATGGAGGAAATCCTGTAAATCCGTTATGGATTTGATGATTTTCTCCTCGTGGAGTTCCAATTTCTTTAGTATTGTATTTTTCTTCATTGATGTGAGGATTTATTTAGACAATTAAGAATGTCAATAGAATTTTGGTGCGGTTTGTTAAATAATCGTATGCCGAAGATTTCTCAACTGCCACCCACACCATTATCAATCGTTGGTAATGAGTTGGCGATCATCAACCAAAATGGAACCACCTATTCCAGCGTTTTGAGTAATTTTACAGGGGGTACAGGTGGAACATCAAGTGGTTCAAATGTGAGTTCTTTATCAGCCAATTGGCAAAATACATATACTACTGTTCAAGCTAATAGTGCAACTTGGAATTATCAAGGAACCGATCTAAAATCCCTATCAGCCAATTGGCAAAATACATATACATCATTCTCCGCAAATTCCGCGAATTATGCCAAATTTAATGTTAATAATAATTTTTCATCCACTCAAACATTTGCTACGAGCGCAATAAATATTGGCGCGTTCCCTATCAGTACCGTAAGAAACAACAGTATTTTTGGTGGTATTAGCGCAGGTAACAATGCCACCAACGCATGTAACTCCAACTTCCTTGGTTATCAGGCAGGTTCCAGTGCCACCAACGCATATTGCTCCAACTTCATTGGTTATCGAGTAGGTTCCATTGCCACCAACGCACGTAACTCCAACTTCCTTGGTAATCAGGCAGGTTTCTGTGCCACCAACGCATGTTACTCCAACTTTATTGGTTGTCAGGCAGGTTACAATGCCACCAACGCACATAACTCCAGCTTCATTGGTAATCAGGCAGGTTCCAGTGCTTTATCCGCATATAACTCCAACTTTATTGGTAATTTTGCAGGTAACAGTGCCACCAACGCACGTTACTCCAACTTTATTGGTTGTCAGGCAGGTAACAATGCCACCAACGCACGTAACTCCAACTTCCTTGGTAATCAGGCAGGTTTCTGTGCCACCAACGCACGTTACTCCAACTTTATTGGTAATCGCGTAGGTTACAATGCCACCAACGCACGTTACTCCAACTTTATTGGCTGTAGCACAGGTTGTGGTGCCACCAACGCACGTTACTCCAACTTCCTCGGTAATTATGTAGGTTCCAATGCCACCAACGCATGTAACTCCAACTTTATTGGTAATCGCGCAGGTTACGATGCCACCAACGCATATAAATCCAACTTTATTGGTTATAACGCAGGTCGCAATGCCACCAACGCATGTAACTCCAACTTCATTGGTTATCAGGCAGGTTCCAGTGCTTTATCCGCATGTTACTCCAACTTTATTGGCTATAACGCAGGTCGCAATGCCACCAACGCATGTAACTCCAACTTCCTTGGTAATCAGGCAGGTTACGGTGCCACCAACGCATGTAACTCCAACTTCCTTGGTTGTCAGGCAGGTCGCAATGCCACCAACGCACGTTACTCCAACTTCCTTGGTTATCAGGCAGGTTACAATGCCACCAACGCATGTCACTCAATATTTATAGGTTATAAAACAGGGTTAAATGCTTCCCTATCGGCTTCAATTGCCCTCGGCTCTTGTGCTACCCCAACATCACATAATCAATTAGTATTGGGTTCTGCGGCATTTCCGTTATCTGTGATTCCGGGAGGTATTTTAACTTCTTCTTTATCGGGTTTAAGAATTCGTATAAATGGTCAAATGCGAACTATTCCCTTGATTTAATCATTACAATCGTTAAATGGGTTTTATGACTAAACATGTTATATTTCACATTGAAGGAGGATTGGGCAAAAATATCGTAGCCACTTCAGTTATTCGTTCTTATAAAAAAGAACACCCAACCCATAACATTATAGTAAATTCTGCATATCCCGATATTTTTCAAGGAAATCCTCATATCGACAGGTGTTATTTATTGGGCAACACTCCATATTTTTATGAGGATTTTATTTTCGATAAAGATTGTGAAATATTTGCACATGACCCATACAAAACAACTGCACATATTACCAAACAACAACTTTTGGTCAAATCTTGGTGTGATATGATAGGAGTTACTTACGATGGATTGAATCCTGATATTCATTTTAATTTTAGAGAGATGGAAATAACTAGAGCGTTATTACCCCAAATTGATAAACCTCTTCTTATTTTCCAACCATTTGGTGGACCAGCTAACCAAGAACTCCCCTATTCATGGACTAGGGACATCCACCCATCAGTCGCTCAACAAATAGTTGATTCTTTCAAAGAAAAATATAGTATTTTACATGTTTGCTACCCCCACCACCCCCAATTACAAGATGTAATTCGTTATGATCAAAATCAAAATAAAAAGATTTTGTGTGCCATGTTAAAGTTTTCCAAAAAAAGAATTTTGATTGATTCGTCCCTACAACATGCTGCTGCTGCCATGGGATTATCATCGACGGTGGTTTGGGTTGGAACTCAACCAGAAATATTTGGCTATGATATACACAACAACATAAAACCTCCGATTACTTTCCCAGAGGGTAATATCAATTCATATTTATATGATTATAGTTTCAATGGAATTGTCCATGAATGTCCATATGATAATATTGACCAAATTTTCAACATTGAAAATATCATAAAATGAGAGAAATATTCTATATGGCAGGATTGCCTAGATCGGGAAGCACCATTTTAATGAATTTGATGGCACAGAATCCTCGTGTATTTTGCACTCCCACTTCAGGGTTAAATCAATTGATGAATAATATTAAAACATCATGGAGTAACATCATTGAACATCGAGCAGATAAGAACGCAGGAAGTGATAATAATTTAAAACGTATCCTCCACACCACGCTTCAGTCTTATCACGATACTGATAAACCATATGTCATTGATAAATGTAGGGGATGGGGTTTTTCCATTGAGATGTTGGAAGCTATCACTAATAAGAAAACCAAAATCATAGCTCCCGTTAGAGATATGAAAGACGTTCTTGCTTCCTTTGAATCGCTTTATCGCAAAGGTTCCTATAAATTCAACCCCCAAGGACCAATGCCACAATGTTTAACAACGGAAGGTAGGATGATGCATTGGGCAAGCTCAGAGGGAGAGGTTGGTGCAGCATATTCCATATTAAAGGACGCTCACCTTAGAGGGTTGGGTGATCGGTTCCTACTGGTGGATTATGATTATCTCACACATAATCCCCAAATTGTTATGAACACGATATGGGACTTTCTTGATATACCCAGATGTGAACATGATTTTGACAATATTATAAACCAAACACCGGAAGATGACGGTGTTTATAATTATGTTGATTTACATAAAATCAAAAGCAAAATCATACCATCAACATCAAAAGCTGAACAGATTTTAGGTCAAGAATTATGTGAAAAAATTGTTGGTTATGAATTTTGGAAATAATTACTAAATACTGATATGTCAATATTGGGTAACAATACACTACCGCAAGCACCACCAACTCCTAATAAAGAGCAAATGTTGAAACAGGTGTCAAACCAGATTTTCTCATTAGCCAAGCAAACTTTCAAAACTTGCGTCAAAGCTCAGAGAGATGGTGTCAATCTGGTGTTTGAACATCCGCATCTGGAACCACAAGAAATTCTGGATCATTTGGAGGATAAAGCATTGAAAGTGTTCCAATACCATGGAGGTCTTACTGAATTCGTCGCACAGATCGCACAAAATGATGGAGCCATTGTCGAATTGAAATCCATTCCTCAAGCATATACCGCGAATCTCAGTGCTGGAACAATCACACTAATTTAATATTATGAAAAAACAACCTACATTGGGAGACATCTATGGACAAATGCTGAAAGGCGTTCAGGTCGTTCAGGAGAACGCACAAGAAAATATCAACAAGTCCAAGAAAGTTCCCAAACAATCCAAGAACGCTTTCAATGAAATCAATCCTCTTCAAAAAGGTGGTCCATCCGAAAAGGGTGGTTATCACAAAGCTCTCAATGATGATTATGATGATTGTCAGGAAGATGAAGAGCGTAGATATGATAATCTAGATAAGCTCAAGGAAAAACTCAAAAATCCAAATCTTTCTGATAAACAGAAACAAACCATTGAAAAAGCGATCAAGGATATTGAGAGTGGAATCCAATCGGAAGAAGCGGAAGAGAGAATTCACAAAGAATCTAAAAAAATTGCGAGAGCTAGACTAAATACATTTATGACTAAGAAATCTACATTTGATAAGTTGTTTGAATCCGTTATGGGTGGTGCTTTTGACCAAGAGGATGCCCAAGAAGTTGATGCCCTTGGACTTGGCGATGCTCCCATGGACGATGAGTTTGGGGATGATGAATTTGGGGATGACGAAGACCAAGTTACATTCACTCTTGATCGCGCCACAGCACAAAAGCTCCATGATGTTTTGATGGGAGTTCTTGATGGTGGTATGGAAGACGAAGGAGATGATCTGGATTTCGATACCGAAGACGATTTCGGAGGAGACGACGAAATGGACGAGGACAACGAAGAAGAAGACGATTTCTCTTATGACGAAGACGAAGAGCGCGGCACTTTCCCAACTGACAAGGTTGGTAATGATGGAACCGTGGGTGCCAAGGATGGTAAAGGTGGTGGTCAACAACACAAGTTCCAAGGTCGTAGCAACAAAGTCAATGGTCGCCCTCAACCAAAAAACCAAAAAACCAAGGTAGTGGGAACCACTGACAAGGTTGGTAATGATGGTGATTACGGTCATGCTCTCCATGGTGCAAAGCAACCCGATATGGGCAAGCAGAACAAAGTTTCAGACATCAGACAATCGGAAGATTTCTTCCGTTGATGTGAATTAAAAAAATAAAACCTAAGAAGAGGGGATCATGATGATTCCCTCTTTTTTTGTCTAAATACTACTATGAAGTCCTTTCTGGAATTTTTTGAAGAGCGCAATGGTGTGATACTTGAGTATCGGCACAAAGATGGATTTGGTGATATTAAGCAATCCCTCCATGCCAATAACAAGAAGGGGGGTAATATCACCCGTGATCCCCTGACAAGAAAGATACCATGGAACAAAGGACCATATAAGAAGATCAGAACAGCAGGAGAGATTTTGATTGGGGATGATCTATTAAAAGAATTGGGACAACTCAATGGTGTCGAATTTAAAGATGGTAAGGAGATCAAAAGAAAAAACAGTAATCAAATCCTAAAGTTGTTCACCAATCTTCATGGTCAACAGTGTGGAAAAATAGTGGAAATTTCTAAGTAATACCATGGCTGGATGTCCTACAATACCTTTATCATGTCTTACTCCTGAAAACATCTTTGCTGGTGTTTATCGCCCAAATTGTGGGGGGTTTGCCGATCCTTCAAACTTTCAGGCTGAAAGAGCCATATTCAATTCCCAATTTGGGGAGCTTATCAATAACTATGGGGTGACAATCGGATACCAAGTCAATACGTTTGAACCCAATCAGATGAATTCCATCTATGGGGAACATACCACGATGTATTGGTTGAGTGCCGTGGAAATTAAAGCCTATATTCAGATGGAGAATGGTTCCCCCATATATGCTTTGGCTGGTATGGATTCTCCTGATACCCTAACACTATATCTACACATTGATGATTTTGAAACGAAATTTGCATCCTTGAGTTATTTCCAGAATCATCCATTGGAACCTAAATCACAGGATAAAATCATTGTGTATCCCTTTGGGTGTGATAGACCAAATGGTAGAAGTGCCAAGATATTTGAAGTAACGGAGGCTATGGATGAAGATCAGGCGGAACTCAATCCAGCAATGGGTCATTATGTGTGGAGACTGAAAGCTGTTCGCAGTGAGCATAACTTCGTTACCAACGAGCCAAGGGAAGCATTCAATCAACAAATTGCAGACAATTCTTATTTTGGCAAGCTGTCATCCGTCATGTTCCCCAAACTCTCAAGTGTGTTGGCGGATAACAAAATTTATACACAAAATTCCGATGAAATCGTGCAAACGGATGTGTTTCCTCCATCTACGGGAGGTAGTGATGGTAGTGTATATGGGAATTATTTCTAAATAGATAATATGGGTAGGAAAAAGGATACATATATGGGCAATCCTAATTTGCCTACAGCCAATGCGGTCTTTGAATATACACCAGAGATGGTGGCTGAGATAGCTAAGTGTCGGGATTCCCTTCTTTATTTTGGAGCTAACTACTTTTACATTATTGATCCAGATGAAGGTAAGAAGGTTATTCCATTGTTCGATTATCAGACAAGATTGCTTAAAGCATTTGAAGAGTTCAAACAAAATATAGTTTTGAGCAGCAGACAATCTGGGAAAACCACGGTAGCTACTATCTTGGCATTACATGAAGCATGTTTTAAGGATCATAAGAATATCATTATCGTTGCAAACAAGGAAGAAACCGCAAAAAATATTTTCAAACGTGTTAAATTGGCATATACCGAATTACCCAACTGGTTAAAACCGGGTGTTGCAAAATGGGGTGATACGAGCATGGAATTATCTAACGGTAGTCTTGTTGAAATTTCTACCACAACTGGTAATGCTGCACGGGGAAAAACTATCAACTGTCTTTTGATTGACGAATTAAGCTTTATTCAACCCGCATCCATTGTCGAAGACTTTTGGAGGTCTGTTTATCCTACGATTTCCCGTGCCAAAACATCTAAAATTCTCATCACATCCACTCCAAATGGTGTTGATAACTTATTCTATAAATTGTATAATGGGGCATTGAAAAAAGAAAATAGATTCCACTATGAGCGAATTGATTGGTGGGAGGTTCCGGGAAGAGACGAACAATGGAAACAAGAACAAATCAAAGATTTGGGTTCTCACGAAGCATTCGCTCAAGAATATGGGAACGAATTTATTGATAATAGTCAGGAGTCAATCGACCTTGCACTATTTGACAGGCTTAAAAACGAATGCCGCGATCCCAAACATGTCCTTAAAGAAGGTGCTTATAAAATATGGGAAGAATATGATCCTGAGAAAATATATGTTATTGGGGGAGACGTTTCCGAAGGTCTTGGTCTAGATGCATCCGTTCTCCAAATTCTGGATGTCACCAATCCCAAGGAAATCATACAAGTTGCGGAATACTGGACAAACACAAAAGGACCATCGGAATTTACCAATGAAGTGGTGGATGTTTGTGGAAATTGGGGAAATCCCCTACTTCTCATAGAACGTAATAATCAAGGAACGGGAGTATGTGATACTCTGGCGAACGCCCATCTGTATCAGAATCTTGTGTCTTGGGGTGCCAAGGAAGCGCATAAGAACAAGCAGAATGGTATGATTTCCCATATCAACACCAAATACAAAGCGGTGGAGAACCAAAGATATTTTGTCAATGAAGCGCAATCAGTGGTATTCCGTAACATAGACACCCTGAAAGAGTTTAAGACATTTGTGCGATACCCCAATGGCTCTTGGAAAGCTAAAAGCGGGGAACATGATGACCGTGTGATGGCATTCGTGTGGGCATTGATGGCTCTTTATAAAGATATCACAGAATTGTATTTTGAAATTGAAGCCTTGGACGATTGTGATAAGCCTCTGGTGATCAAACCAATTGATCAGGGGCTTTACCAATACAGATCATCCACATCCATCTACACGAATGAAGAGGTTGACAAGATTGAACACTCCAATATCTCTCCCATGCTCTTTGGAGGATTTGGGGGTGCTGCTGCCAGTGATATGGCGGAATTGGAAGCTGCGGGATGGGAATTACCTGATCATTCGGTGTTCTCCAATCCTGAAAGGAATATTAATCCTGATCAATGGGCAGCAATGGAGAAATATTTCGGTTGATTTGAGGTGTTTTCATGCTAACGTGAAAGTGTGAAATGTTATGAAAATTACATCACCGATCTAAAAGATGAT